TTGCTGCAATTTTATCTACGCTGATACCGCCGTCTTTTACTGCGATTGTACCGTCATCAAGAGTTTCTGTTGTACCTTCTGCATCATCCGAAGAGCTTCGTAAAGTAATAAAGTTGTTTGTTGCTATTGTACTACCGGTTTTTGTAATTTCAGCAAAAATAGAATCGTTTGCGTAGTCGGGACGGAAAACAGAGCGATACCCTGTAATACTTGATTTCGCAGTATCGAAAGTACGGTCAATAAGCAACTTAGTATCTGAAATAATAGAAATTACAGTTGCACCATCGCCTCCAGAAGGACTTGTAGAATTCTCTAAGTTAAGAACGTCTCTTATTTTTACATTTGTATTAAACCCGCTTCCTGTAACTTCGTTTGAGTTTGCTGAAACAGATATAGTACCAATTGAAGTCCATGCTGTTGTAATAGAGGCATTGCCTGTGCCCACATCTCTATAGAATTGTAGGTCAGAAAAGGCAGTTGAATCGTACTCTAATAGTTTTAAAGAAGGAGTAGCCACATCTAAATAAAGATAATAAATTTCATCCGCAGAAATGTTTGCTATGTTTTTAGCACCCGTAATAGTATATGTGATAAAAGGGTTTGCTATAGAAGCTACACTTGTATTTGTTGCTTGAAAAGCAAATTGGTTACTTGAGTCAATTATACCTTGGGCAGTAGAGACTATACCTTTTGGAATACCTCCTGCCACGCGAGGCACATTCTCACCATAAGGATCATAAACTCCATACTCAATAGCAGTATAGGAAGAAAGGTTGCCTTGACGAGAAACTCCACGTATCTTAAACGTTACACTACCATTAGGAACATTGTTAAAAGGTACTTGAGTATTATTTGTTCGTATAGGGTTTTCTAGCTCTGGTATGTTATGCAATACTTCATATTGTACAATTGAGTCTACATCAGGCTCGTCCCATTGAAGTATTAGTTCTTCTCCAGGATTTCCTGCGTCAGTTGCAAGAATTACTCGAGGATTTATAGGACGAGATAATACAGCAGGTTCATTTTGCACGTAAATCGAATTAGGGATAGTTCCTAGGGAGTAATCTTTTTCGATTGCTGTAAATTTTTCATTATAATATTCCACTGCGGATACTGTAAAAATATTAGGCTCTTCTTCTCCAATGCTTAATACTTTATACATCTTTTCGGAGCCAGAAACATTCAAACCCCCCGAAGTTTCTTTTAATGCCCAGATATTATGCTTAGAGGGAGTAATATCAAAAGTAGCAGAGTTAGCAAGAGTTACAGTATTTGCAGTATTTCCTGGATTCGTAATATCATGAGACTCTACATAAGAATAAGGTTTCCATATAGTAGGCAATAGTTCGGAGCCTGAACTATCAATAAATGCATTTGAAGCTCTTTCCTCTGTGTCTAAATTAACTAACGCGTAAGAAGAACCATTATATACATACCCCTGATCTACTTTTTCACCTTTTGCGTAAGTAACTGAATTAATAGTTACGCTTTCATCAGAAGCATTTAAAGCTGCCGGAGCAGTTACAAGAGTACTTAATTTGTAGGTTGAGCCAGAATTAAATGGTACATTTCTATCAAAAGTAAGAGTAGTAGAAGTAGCAGAACTTGCTCTACCACTATAAGCCACCCCAAACCTGTCCGCATCCTGAACATTAATAATATCTCCAGGCTTAACGTAATGTGCCGCTAAGGATGTTTTAAACGATACAAGTTCTGTTTGATTTTGAGCAGTCCATAACTTCCACCGTCCATAACGAATAGCTTGACTCTCAGAAGTAGCTCCAAAAGCGACGACAGTTTGACTTATTATTCTGCCTGTGCGTAGAATACTTTCTCGGTCTTCAACAATAAGAGGGACAGGCTCATAATTAACTGTAGGGTCATTCCAAGTAACTACAGCTTGATTTGTTCGTGTTCGAGAGCCTGAAGACTCGTAAGAAAAAGTGCCGTCTATAACGTTTCCTTTTGTAAAATTATAAACAGGATCTTGAGGAGCATCTTGTACCGCAGTAATTTTACTATCCTGCCAGTAGAGTATGCCTAGAAATATTGTCGCAAAATCTTTTAATACTTTATAAACATCTGTAGCTTTTGTAAGAAACACATTGGCACGAAAACGAGGCTCAACTCTACATACAACTCCAGTACCTGATATAGTTGTACCTGTAGCTTGAAAAATAGTGTCAACATTGTTATTTGCAGAACCTAGGGAAGTCCATGTTGTACTTCCTACAGTTTTAATTCTATAAAAATCGCCAACTTTTAGAGGTTTAGTAGAGTCATATTCACTGCCATCATCTACGAGTTCATCACAGTAGCGAGCAATTCGATAAAGGGCAAACTTGTCAATTTCATTATCAGTAACCCATCTACCTGCACCATATCTATTATTACTAATAATGTCATAAAATACCCAGGCAGGATTATCTGTATAAGCGGCTGCGCTATGAAAACTTCCATCCCAAAATCCTTCGTACTTTGCAATTCCTGTGTCTGAGTATTCACGAGGAGTATAAGTATTAGGAATTTGTACCAGCTTTCCTTGTAATAAGTAGCTTCTTTTAGGAATATTTGAAAATTGTCTAGAAGAAAAACTTACAGACGCAATAGAGCTGTAAGGATATATAAAATTATCTTTAATTACGGCACGTAAGCTTCCAATTGAAGCCTGTGCGGAAAGTTGCCATTTTTTCTTATTTGTATCCTCTTCATTTGTGCCTGTCTGACGAACAGGTAATCCTATATGACGACTAACTCGTAGTATACGAACTTGAAAATCCTCAAAAGGCCCAACAATATTTCTATACCCATCAAGATTTACGGAATGATCAAAGGATATAGGCGCGTTAGTATTTGCAAAATGCCTAACGTAGTCTCCTCTGCTTGGAAAAAGGGCTTTCCAGGAGGTATATGCATTGTCTTGTTGAAAACGAATTTGCATTACATAAAATGCGTACGCTGTTTCTTTATCACCTTTTTCTAGGTTAATTACTTGAAGGGCGGGGTACTTAATAGTAAAGCCAAGCTCATCTGCCTCAGCAATTTTAACTGCCGTATCAAGCCCAAAAGAACTACTAGGCAAAACAGTGGCACCATCAGCCATTACAGAATAATCAGGACTACCAGGATAGGTTTTGCTTCCATCACTGTTAGGCAGCCCTTCTTTATCAAAGATTCCTATCCCCTCCAAATTTGAGACTGCTTGGCTAATTATTTTTAATTCAGGTAAATTCACAAGACCTGTATTTCCCACAACCGCAACAGAGCCTCCCACTCCTCCAATAGAAGAAGTTACATCTTGTTGTAAGTCTCCTCTACGAAAGTCAATATTAAGCCCATTAATTTTTCCAACTACACTCGAAGAGGTAGCTGGCAATGAGCCGTCGTCATCAATTTGAAGCTGTGTACCTATAGAAAACTCATACTCATCGGAAGCTGGAGTGGCTGCTAAAGTGACCTGATTGTTAGAAAGGTTTACAGACGTTATAGGTATATAATAGTATGCCCTTAAAGTATACGACTCTGAAGTAGGAAATTCTTTATTACTAACATTTGTAATAAGCTTAGCGGTAGATGCGTCTATAACTCTAAATACGCCACTCTCCACTGCGACTTCGAGGGCGGATACAGCTACTGCGGCCTCCGCAACTCCAGATAATTGAGAGCCGCTCTCCCAAGAACTGTCAAAAGAAAATCCAGAAGGGGCACTGAATGTTATAGTTCGTGCGGTATTCTGACTATTTGTAACATCGCTCGTTACAGTTACCCCTTTCATTTTCTTATAAAGTAGTTTAATACTTCTAGGGCTATTTTCATCAAACTCTAAAGAGCTTATATCAACATTTGAGGATATTGTACCAACAGCAGTCCCAGAAAATGTTATAGTTCCGTTTAAAAAAGATACAGGGGGAGTAAAATCTCTAAATTTTCCATCTTCTGCCGATACGTCATCTAAGTATAAACTACTTCCACCCTCTACCAGCCCTTTAATAGGGCCTTCGCAGATTAAGTCAGTTATATTTACATTCTGTGCCGTAGCCCCATTATTTGTGGCTTGTGTCGTATTAGGCTCTGTAGGTCTTCCATTACTCATATCAATTTCCTTTAATTCATCTGCTCGTTTTCAGTTTCCTCGGCAGGGGGGCCGCCTCCACCTGGAGGAATAACAATTCTAGGGTTAGTAGCATCTGCGGTAGAATCCGCGTATATGGTTCCATAGTCAATATAGTTTAATCTTTCATTACGCACCTGTAAACTTATAGGGCGTCCTGGAACTCTTAGTTTTCCGTATAGTACAGGAACTGGATCTCCCTCTATAAGAGTTTGCCCTGTTCCTTGAAACAAGTAGCTTTCATCTTGGTCATTGTCAACACTTGGATCTGGAGCAAGCATTTCTGAAATACCTGTCATAGCAAGATTAATACCTATTGAGGTTCCAAGCACCAGTCCTACCGCTGCCGATAAGCTTCCTCCTGCCTTCGTTAAATATGCTGTTCCTGCAGGTCCAAGAAAATGGAGAGAAACTGCTAAAATAACTATACCTGCAATTAGTTTTCCAACTCCTTTTCCAGAGCCTGCAGGAATTGCTGAAATTATCATGTCTCCTTCAGAATACTCTAGTAATAGCTCTCTTTCGTCTTGTACTGGCTCACCAGCTACTTCGCAAATAAAGCCTATACCTTTTTCATCGGCGTCTATTAAGTACTTTTTAAATCCAGAAAAGTTAGCATCTAAGCACCTTATAGCCTCTCCAAAAGAAGATACATTCATACTAAATTCATTACCGAATTTATCTCCCAGCTCACCCTCTAAATAAACTTTACGTTTCATGTCTATATATTCCTATAATATGCTCACCCCAAAAAGGATAGAGCGATTCTCTACACGACAATCTATTTTCTGCATGATGAAAAAACACGTCATTTTGTAAGTAAACTCCGCAGTGATTTCCTTTATTACTTTCTATTGCAAATATAAGTAAGTCATTCTTTTCTGGGCTGCTTACTTTTTTAAATCCCCATTGTGCTATTACCTCTTCAGTAAAGTAGTCTAAGTCTTTTTGCCACCAATTTTCTTCAAAAGCTCCTCTTTGTGGAATAGTTATTTCTTCCTTAAACAACCAGTCTCTCATTGCTTCGAAACAATCCTGAACTCCAAACTTATAGTCTCTTCCCACAAGTGGGTTAAAGTTCTGCTTGGGCTCCACTATATTCAACTCCATGTCTGGATAACTAAAAATATAGTAAGGTATTCCTAGAGTATTGCAGTAATTTATGTCATTCTCACTAGGACTGTTGTCATTGTCTAAGTGATTGTGAACTATAGCTAAAATATCTGCTTTTTTCTTCACAGTAAACCAATCTTTTGAAGAAAGTATAAAATCATTTTCTGTTTGTGATAAATTTTCACAAGGAAACCACTGTTTTTTACCTTTTACAATTCCTATTATTCCACAACCTTCTCGAGGGTACTCGTTGTCAAAGTGGGTTTTTATATCGTGTATCATTTGAATTGCTTTGCTCCGGGGAATCCTCCAAAAGGCAAAGCAAATACACTGTTTAAACTAGCATCGCTATTATTTCCTTGAAAACGAATTTTACAAGAATTCAAAGTTTTTCCACAAACATCTAACCGCTTCCAGTAAGCCTTTGAGTTTCTAGGATTATACTGTCCGTTGGAGGATTCTGCAGGTACAGCTCTTATAGTTTCCCATATTTCAGTATGGCCATTAGTAGTAGTTTTTGTTTTATACGCTAATGCTCTTGCAATATTTGCAGTTGACGCGTTATATGTAGGAATAGAGGAAATATTTTTTGTTATGATATTATCCTCTTTATCAAAAAATCTTCCATTACTATTTATAGCCCAAGTACACCCTCCGTCTTTAGATGAGACTCCTGCGTTGTTAGGTATAAAGTGTCCCTGGTATCTCCAAGGACAGTATTTACCGACTACAACTCTACTAGGAAGCAGTACTCCTTCTACATCCATTGGGTTTGCAAGCTCAAATTGAACTATGATATTATTTTCTGCAGCTACCCTATCAATAATATAAGTCTGCGAGGGGAACTCTACAGGAGGAGCTATAGGGTTAGAGTCTGTGCTCGTGTATGTTTTTCCAAATAAAGTACGCCTTATAACTACTTTACTTGTAAGTAAATCTTCGTTATTTATTATCCCTTCTGAGTTTAATATATCAAGTATGTCTTTTTCATCATCTACGCCATCCGAGTTGTTAGATATACTTCTAGCCAATATAGGTATATTTGCTAGGGATAGAGTTGGCCTGTTAGAAGCTCCGGAACTGCTACTCTCTATACCTTCTATTCCTATAGGTATTGCAATATATTCTTTTAACAGATATGCTGAATTTGTTATAGTTTTTTCAGGAAAATAAATGTTATTTGTTCCGTCATCCAACCCATCGAAAAAATAAGCTACAGTACCACTAGGCAAAATAACTTCAAATAAAGTCACTAAGGACTCTGCTGTTTCTTGTAGCTGTACTGTATCAATTATATCGCTCATGGCTCATAAACTCTTCTTAAAGTACAAGTTAACGAATGAAAATTTTCTCTTAAATATACAATATTATAAGTATCGCACACAACTTTCATAGTTCTATTTGACAGGCTGCCTCCTGTAAAAGTATCGGTTACTGTAAAGTTAAAGCTTTTTGCAGCTCTATCGTCAAAAAATGCAGCAATTAAGTTTATATCTTCTGCTGCTCTGTTATTAAAAGAAATACTAAACGAATCATCTTTTGTATTTATTCCGTCTAAAACTCTTTGCTCATAACCGTCGCCAAATTTTGCCGTTAAGGTTCTATGAGTAGAGGCCCTGCTCATTCCCCTATCCGCTGTTGCTTCAAAAGAAGACTGCCCGCTAGTATTTTTTAAACTATTTACATCTGAAGCAGATATTGTAAAACTAAACGTAGACATTATGATGCTCCCATTGGGTTAAGTATGCCGCCCGCTCTTTTTTGATTATGTAACTCTTTCTGTACTGCTCCTGCAATCATTACTCCGAGTCTTTGAGTACTATTATTATCGGCTTGAGAGTCTTGACTTGCATTACCTTGGTTATCTACAGAAACGTTCACTACAACATTATTTTGTTGACCTCCTCCATTCATGTTAACAGGAATAGACCTGCCATTGGGTAGGGGCACTACTGCTTCTGTACCATGCAGGGTTGCTGGGTAGCCTGCTTGAGGGCCCTTTGCAATTCCTCCTGTAGCATACTCCTTTACCCCGTTGGAGAAAATACCTCCATATCTGCCAGGATCCCCAAATAGGGGGGCAGAATACTCAATGGCAGATGACTCTATCCCTGAAGGCTTGAAACTTGATATTTGAGTAGCTTTTGCAGAACTTACCGGAGCCATACCAATTATTGTTTGAAGAATTTTCATAGCAATCATTTCTGCTATCAACTGAGCAAGTACTCTCATTATCATTTGTCCCATACTCAGGAATGCTTCTTTCATATTTTGAGTACCTGTAATTACATCAGAAATAGCAGAAGTAAGACCGTCGCCTATAGTTGTCTCTAAAGATTCTGCAATTCTATTCATTCCTTCAAACTGTTCTGCTGCAAACTTTAATTTATCAGCATTATTAAGCAGTCCTGCTATAGAGTCTTCTTTTACTGTTTGAGCAAGAGCTTTTGCCGCGTCTCTTGCTGCACTAAAGTCCTGGCCTTCTACTCTAACAGCCAATCGCTGCATTTCTAAAGCTTGAGGGTCCTCACTGCCATCTTTTCTTGCTCTTCGTAGTCTAATTGCTTCTGCTTTTAGCTCGTTTGCTGTCTGTATTTTCTTCGCTTCCAAAAGATCATATTCAAAATCAATCATTTGTAGTTTAAGTTCGTATTCTCTGTTTACAAAAGCAATTTTTTGAGGAAGCATACCTTTTTCTAGTTTAAACGCCATTTCTGCGGACTTTCTTTCTGTGTCTGCAAAACGAGGATCCCCTCTTTCTCTTTTTTCTATTGCTCTCTTGGCTGAGGCATCTTGTAGAGCAAAAATTTCTTTTCTTATAGATAGTTCTTTTTGTAAAGCAGAAACTATTTGAGTAGCATTACTAATAATTTTTTGCTCTACTTGAGAATCTTCTATATTATTTACAAACTCTGAATCTCTTTGACGTATGGCAAGTAAATCTTTAGCGACACGAAGACGAGCTTCATCTCGAGTAAGAGTTGTATTTAGTAAACTAAGCTGTCGTTGAGCCTCTGGTGTAATTTTTCCGTACTCTTTCATTGAAAAAGTTATTAATCTTTCTCGAAGTACGTGAGAATTATTTATATCGCTTTCCAGCTTAGCTATTTTATCAGATTGTTGAAGTATAGAGTTTTGAGATTTTCTAAATCTTAAACTATTTCTTGCACTTTCTGCTTGAAGCCTAAGACTCCCTATTTTAATTCTGTTATCGTTTTCCGCTATTGCAATTCCAAGCGTTCTTTGATAGTTTAGTTTTGTAACTTGATCTGCCTCTTCGGGAGTTAAGGTTCTATCTGCTGCTTTTGCTACTGCTTTAATAGTTTTTATCTGCTCTTGTGCAGCTCTTCTTAGCTGGTCTCCCGCACTTAATCCAAGAATTGCATTTTCCACTGCAGAAAATGCTTGTGCAGTAGCTTTTGAAAGCTCCGTTAAAGAAGCTAAATTACCTGCTAAATCTGCCGCTGCTTTTGATCCGTTAGCCAGTCTCTCAGCTAGTGCAATAGCTTGCTCTTCTGTAAGCTGTGTAGTTTCGGCAGCTACCTCTCTAAGTAACTTAATATCTGCCGTAAAGTTTTTGAAAACTTTATAGTCTTTAATTCCCATTTCTGCTAGCCTTGCAGAAAAATCAGTTAAAGAATCGGCCGCATTGTTAAGTACTTCTTCTGATTTTAGTATACTTTCTGGTAATTGTAGTTCGGGCACTTCAAACCCTAGCGCCTCTTCTGCTTTGTACCCTAAACTTACTACAGCCTCTGTAGTGGCTTTTAGTGCTTTTTGTGCCCCCTCTTGCCCCTTAAAAATACCTAGTATGCTGAAAAGGGCCCCTACAAATTTACCACCGCCCGTCTCTAGTAAATAATTGACTTCTCTGTTTAATTGTGCAGTATTTTTTCTGATCTCTTTTATTTTCGGAGCCATGCCTTGTAAATTTGAAATAAACGTAGGTAAATTTTTAGGATTAAAGGTAGTAGCTAGCATATTTGCCAAAGCTTGCGCAGAGCCGTGTATTACAGAAAGTTCAGTATCTGCAAATTTAAAATTCACTTGCTGTACTGCCGCAAAGTTTTTATATTCCTCTGCTAAAGAGTTTATTTTTTGTTGTGCCATTTCCGCAGCTTTTTGAGTTTTTTGTAGCTGTCTTTCTGCATCTGTTGGCACTACCTCTTGTTGTAGCGCTTGCTTTATACTTTTATATGCTACAGTGAGAATGCCTATATATCCTGCAATTCTTATTACAAAAGAAAACGCTCGAGTAATTGCTGCAATTCCTCCCTGAATGGTCGCTACTGTTCGAGCCCAAACACTTCTCATAGTCAAATTAGCACGTTGCCACCTACTTACTGTTTGAACGGTAGCTTCATCCATTCTATCAAGAGTGGTTTTAAAGCTATTTAGAATTTCTTGATCTCGACCTACAAAAATACCTTTTGTTATTTGTCCGTGTTCTTTTAATTGGTCTTCTGCCGCTTTGAGTGCTTTTCTTAAATTTGCTTTATCAACCCCATAAAGCTTTCCGCCTTTTGCTAAACTTTTTAGAATTTTACTAGAAGTTCCTTGGCCTACTTCTTTTACAGCTAGTTTTTCCAAGTCTGTTTTACGGGCAGCAACTGTATTACTAAGTTCTTTTTGTTTTACCTTAATTTTTTCTAACGCTTTTACTTGACGAGTAGCTGAGTCTTCAGCTCCTGAAGCAATATCCTGAAAGCTAAATCCTATTGCTTTTAAAGGCCCAGATAGTAATAATGCAAAAGCTGCGCCAGCAAGTGCTGGAGTATCTGTTAAAACTGTAGCAAGAGGCCCCGCAACACTTGAGATTATTTCTTTTATATCATTAATTACATTATCAAATGCTACTCCAAGCTGTCCGAATTCGTTAGGGGTTCTTCCTACTACTTCTAAAATACGAGAGTATTTTTCTTCTGCTTGGCCTAATACATCATTTGCTACTGCTTGGCTTTTTTGGAACTGCGTTAAAGACTGTGCATCTAAATTTAACTGTCTAGCATATTCCTCTGTTGCGTCTTTTAGTCGTAAAATAATACCTAATTCATCAAGAAGTTCTGGCTCTGCTTTTGTAACACCTCGTACTAAACGATTAAAAGAATCAGTTACATCTCTGCCGAGAATTTGTGAAGCATCTGCTGCAGCTGAACCTAGTCGGGTAAGCTGGTCCGCTGAAAGCCCTGCTGCAACACCGATTGCACCTGCTTGGGCAGCATCTTGGAAAGTAATTTGAGAATTAGTAGCATTTTGTATATCAGCAGCGAGGCTTCTCATTGCAATACCGGTTGCAGAAGCATAAGCCACTTGACCTTGTTTTAAAGCATCTAAGTCACCTGCTCTTTTTAAGAACTGAAAAGCGGCACTAATAGCAAACAATTGCGCGGCTAAAGCAGCATAAACACCGACAAACCCGCCCATGCCTGCAGAAAACTTAGAAAAGTTTTTAGATGCGTTTGCAGACTGCTCTCCAATACCCTTCAACCCTTTTTGAAATTTTTCACCAGACTTTGTAGTTTTCTTTTGTGAGGTGTCAACCCCGTCTAGCTGCGTACGCAATTGCTTTGCGTCGACAGTCGCTTTTGTCATCTTACCGTTGACTTCAATATCTATTTGAATTTTTTTTGACATTAGCCTTGAATATTATGGGCGAGATTTTTGCCGCCGCTTTTCGCTCTACGTTCGTCCGCTTTGCGTTTTTTGTCTGCTTGCTCTGCTCTATGTGAAACTAAAATATTTTCATAAAGTTTCATAAAGTAAAGTATTTCTTTTGGGCTATCAATTTCATATACTTTAAAAAAGTAATCAATCCCGTCCCAGTATTTTCCCATATAAGTACCACTCATACCCTCGTAATGTTCTGGTAATAAGCTGAACATAAAAAATGCCACTTGAACTTCTTCGGGAAACTCCGAAAGCTCGAGCGGCATTTTGGTAGGATCGGGCTCTTGGCCTAATTGATCACAAAGCAGTAGGTACTTTTTTACACTAAAGTTACTATCCGCCTCAAGAACATATCTTTTAAGTAGAGACTGTATTTGCTCTACTTGTTCCCAGTAAAATTTTCAAGATCACCCACAGTTTCTGTTACCCAAGTATCAAAAACAGTTGAGTTTTTCATTAAAAGCTCTGCGTTATCTTGAGTGTAAGGAAGCTCATCATTAGGAGTATAGGCCGAGACATCTACCAAAAGAAGCTCTTCTAGGTATGAAAACTTCAAGCCTGTCCATGTTTTAATTACTGCCTTACAATATTCTACAAGAAACTTGTCTTCATCTAATACTTCTTCAGGTTGACGAGTTTTTTTATCAAATTTTGTGCTAACACACTTTTTACGTAGTTTTACTAGCTCTTCCCGGGCTAAGTAGCACAAGCTAACTTTCATACCTGAGTACCCGGGAAAGTCTATAGAAACTGTTTTGCTAGGAGTCATAAGACTCGATAAAGAAATAGGTGAATCGCTCATTTTGGGTCCTTTAAGAGTGTAAATTTGTATCTTGTAATTATAGGTCAAAGGAGGTGAGATGTCAAGATTTATTTTTTGTAGGAGTAAATAAAAAGGGGCCGAAGCCCCTTAAAGTACAACTATTGTTATTAGTCTGGAGTAACTCCTGCAAACTTAACAGCAACTTCATTAGTTGAACCAATTGTAGAAGGTAGTGCCTGGAAACTAGTTTCTAAAGAAATTACATCCTCTACACTGTGCGCTGGAATTTCAAGGTGCGCTGTAGGGAAGTTAAACTGGTAGACAGGAACACTCGAAGAAGTACCTACCCCGCCCAATTTAAATGTAATATCAAAAGCATTTACGATCTTATCTCGTGACGCCGCAGAAGTCAAGTCATTAAAAAAGTCTGTTGAAGTACCTGTATTAGTACCTGAATCAAGACCTAAGTAACAAGTAAAAGACCCACTTACGGAACGAGCTCCCGTAACGTGACCAATTGGAAGGTTTACAGTACCAAGAGTCTCTGGAGTAAGGAACGAAATATTATTTGAAATAGTAATATTTCCACCTGTTAGTGTAAGTGTATAAACACCACTACCAGACCCAGGGAACGTAGTTGTATCTCCCGCAGTAACTGCAAGTTGCGTTAAACGGTTACGAATGTAGTTGTTTGTAGAATTAATAGCTTCAAACACAGTGCGAGTAGGCTTACTATCCTCTGTAAGAGTTTTGCCAAAGCCAGACCATGCAATTGTAGCAATACCATCTACATCAAAGTCAACACTTGCTTC